TTGTGCTTCCTTGCGAGCTTTGCGCCCCTCATAGGCGTTGTAAGCGGTCGAAGCAATAATTGCCGTTGCGATCCAGACCATTTATTTCTCCTTCAATTTCAACAGTTCCAAATAGGAATCAAGCTCTGCAAAGTCAGGAGCGATCAGCTCCTGTTCCAGCTTTTCCATGTCAGTCTCAAACGAGTGATGCACGTTCAGCATCACCAAGTCCTCATGCACAAAGCCCACGCGCTTGGCACCAGGCTTGGACACAAACGTCGCTGGAGCCTGCAGCTTTACCACGCCTTCATCGGTTAGCAGCGTGATGCAGCCCTGCGCGATGATGACGATGTGCTCAGACTTGTGGATCTTCCCCACAAACGCCTGACCTGCTGGCATCCTCATCTGGCGCACATACAGCCCATGTGCAAACCAGTGTTCAATCGGCACATCGACCTGCGGCTGCTCTGCCATCCACGCCTGAATGTTCATGACCTGATCGCGCACAGACTTTGTGGCAAAGCCTGAGATCAGCTGCTTTGCGTCATCCGCGCTTATCAAGTCGCTCATGCAAAGGATTCTATTGAAAGTTGGACACCGGGCAATCAATGTGATTGCGCTGCGATATATCAAGCAAAGATGTCAAAGTCAGTCCCGGCCTGTACCTGTGCCGGTGGTCTGCCGCCGAGCTGGTGGGTTCTTGTCATGCGGTTGTACTCGCCGCCGCCAAGCATCAGGTAGCCAAACGAGTCACCGATGTGGGAGTGCTCGTTCTTGTTTGGCGCATCCCTGAACCGCTCTTGCCCAGCCCCGATGGCCACCCGCTTGAAGTGGTAGCCACCGCCAAGGGCTTTTCTCAGCAGCTTGCACTTGCGGTTGACGATCAGCCCCGGCTTGCCTTGGATTAGGCGCTGCATGGGCGCTGCAGCGGCTTCCCGGCGCACCTTGAAATCGTTGCTGGCAGTGGGCTGCGCACGCAGGCCAAGGGTTTTCAGGAAGTCAAAAGCCGTGACCTCATAGATCGCATCTCGAGCCATGCCTGCGGGGTCGCCCCAGATCATCACCTGGTGGTTCGGATAGGCAGCGTTGAGCTCCGCGAGCAGCTGGTGGCCGAAGCGCTCCAGACCCATGTCAAAGGTGACGATCTCGTCGTGGATGACCCAGCGGCCATTTGGCAGGCGCTGGCCAATCGTGGCAGCAGGGGTCAAACCAAAGTCCAGCCCGACCTGAATCGGCACCGTTGGATCGATCTCGGTGTCACCGGACATGGTGCCGTCCTCATACTCTGGCCATACGGGGCGACCTTCCTGCACATAGGTGTACTGCCCGCCTGCGTAGCACTTGATCCAGTCAAGGTTCTTACCAAGCAGCATCTGCTGGTAGTAGCCGGGCGGCAGGTTGTTGATGTTCTCAGCCCGCGGGTTGACCTTCCACCACTTGCCTGCAGCGAATACATGGTCGTTGGCCTCGGGGTTGTCGGGCAACTCCTCCGGCACGACATCAATGACCCCGCCTGGCTGCTTCCAGAACTTCCAAGCGTATGCGCCGGTCATCTTCTCCTTCTCGGCCATGTTGTGCCACCAGTGGTCATCGTCCATCGGGTTGGTGTCCATCCAGATGCCGTGCCAGGTAGCGCCACCGTCGCGCTTGGTCGGGTATCGACCGACCCGGTGCGTCAGACCATCAATTACAGCCTTGGGCAGTTCGCGGGCTTCGTTGACCCATGCGCCGGTGAGCTCAAGCGAGAGCAGCTTTCTAACGTCCTTGGGCTGATCGAGCGCCAGAAAGATGACCTCGCAATCAATGCCAGCAGCATCACCCCTTGCTGGCAGTCGGATGTGGTGGGTGATCGGTGGAGTCCACAGCATCGGGCCGAACGTCGCCTCTGGGAACAGATCCAGCCAGGTTTTGATCGTGGTGGTTTTCAGCATGGGGTAGCTGTTCCTGACCACTGCGAACCGGGTATACCTCACGTTGTCGATGGGGGAGGGCTTTTGCTTGATGGCCTTCAGGAAGATCTTGCTGGCGCAGCCGTATGACTTGCCCGACCCGACCGGCCCCATGATGCCCTGCACGAACGCATTGCTCTGGATGAAGTCGTAGATCACCGGGCTCTGGCTGAAGTCCAGATTCAGGCCGGCTTGCGAGACTGCTTTGTCCGATTGTTCTTTCGTTCTTGCCACGTTTCCTCCAGAGACTCATTGTGATCTTGCGCGGATAGCTTCGGCAGCAACATCAAGTTCACGCGCAAATCCGTGCAACGGAACTTCACGCTGATCCCAATGCCTTGCCCGTGTTTCAACACATTTCGCGCACGCCTCGCGCTCTGCCTCAATCAATTGCATCGCGCCTTTTACGAGGTTATCCCAGCCAATTTCTATGCCGCCACTAAAGTCGTTCATGTGTCCATCTGCGTCCATGAACACCTTAATTATTTCTTTGCGATTCATTGCTTTCCCCTTGCGCGGATACGCTCCGCAATAATTCCAGCAGTGAATGCAGCATGATCCCCGTCTTTTGTGCGTTTGCCGCTTTGCATTGATACTTCAACTTCATCACACACCTTCGCGCATTCCTCGCGCTCTGCTGCTGCGACTAGGGCGGCGAAGCGTTCAAACGAGTCTTGGTCGCGAAAATAAACGCCGTCGCAATCGTTGATTAGACCGGCTTTGCGCGCCATGCGGATAATGTCATCTTTTGTCATTGCTCTCCCCTTGGTGGTGCCACCACGTTCACATCGATCACAGACGGTTTGTCAGACCCATCATCCGGGTTGTCCAGCAGACCACTCGCTTTGGCCAGCAGACGCAGCACGCCCACCTTGTCGTACAGCTCGACCTCAAGCGTGGAGTTGCCATCCTTGTCCGTTTTGACCCGGATGTTCTTGATCGCCTGCAGCGCGGTTTCAGGGATCTGGTGAGCAGGTTTGACCTTCACATTGCCGTACTCGTCCCAGGTCATGATGTCCGTGATCTTCGTATTGGCCATGCACAGCAACGCATAAGCCACCGCCTCACGGTTCTCAAGGATCGTGGCAGAACGCTCCAGCCTTCTCTGCACAGACCTGACCCCACCCCAGTTCGTAAGCGGTGGGATCACATTGGTTTGCTTAGGGCGTGCCATCAGAAGGGAATGTCAGAGTCATTCTGCGGCTGGTACCCATTGGCCTTGGCCTGGTTATGCGCAGACACCTGAATCGAGCAGGCATCACCAATCTGGCAGCTGTAGAAAGCCTGACCAGTCGCATCCTCCTTCCTCCACGCCTTGAACCAATGCAGCTGACCATCAGGCAACATGATCCGACCATCCAAGTCAGGATCTTTCTTGCCCTCACGCTTCTTCTTATTCGCAAACAAACTGCCCTGCCCAGGCCGATGCTCAAATGCCATCTTGCTACCTCCAGTCAAAAACCCCTTGCGGGGAAATAGTCAGAAAAATTTTGGTGTGGCCCCCGCACGCACAGGGCGAGGGGGAGGGGGGAAAGGTGTCCTTTCGGCAACTGACTGCCCAGCGCCAGCCAGCACGACCGTTTGTCCAACCAGTCTGCGCCAGGCCTGCTTCCGACCAGACACCCCTTGACCCCCCTGCCTGTCCAGACACCCGTTAAAACCCATACCAGCGTATGGATTCTGTACATCCACATGCCCGACCGCTTTAAACGCTCTACAAGCCGTTTTCCCTACCCACCCATGTCTGCCTATCACCTGCCCCCTGATCGCGCCTTGTAGGTACCTTAGAACCCGCGGAAACGGCATCGGCATTTCACAGCTGGTCTGCAGATATGGTCAGCAGTGCCAGCAGCAGCTCCTCGCCCTCCGGAACGCCCAACCCCTCCGCTTGCTGTTTTGACAGCAGCGTCTGACAGGTTGCGCATAACTCATTGTCAGTTATACCACTGTCAATTAACTTCATTGTCAGTTCATTGTTTAAAGTTACTTTTAATTCTCTTTCAATTATCTTTATAAATAACCTTCTATTACCTTCTACTTCGATCTTCTGTGCAACCTCAGGAGGTTGCCTATGAGAGCCTTTTTGGTTGCCTATGGGAGCCTGTTCATTGGCTACCTCTTGGTGTTGCCTATGGACTGTCTTTTTGTTGCCCATGATTTCCCCTATTGGTCTTGGTTGAGAATGCTTGATGTTCCCGTTCATGTTCAGTCCTGACAACATTTCAGCCAGTCTGATCTTGTTGGCGCGGATCTGTTCTGGGCTCAGGTCTGGCAGTCCGTCTGCTGCCAGCTTGGCATCGTTCTGTTTCATGGTTGGCGACCTTGTATCCTCAATACTGCTGGTGATGGCCACGGCATCTTCAGCTGTGACGCTGGGATCGAAAATGACCTGCAAGGTGTTTGACCGTTCGCCCCTGAATCCCTTGCTGGCAATGGTGACGTACCCCAAGTCTCTGAGCTTGGTCAGCTGCCTGGTAATCGACTGCCGACTGACCTTGAAGTCCTGGGCGAGCCGCTTCTGGCTGACCCAAGTGATGCCAGCCCGGTTGGTGTAACTGCACAGGGCCAGCAAAACCTTGAGCATCCCGTGCGTGATGGCAGGGTCGTGGATTGCTCGAGCAGGGATCACCGCGTACTTCTTCTGAAACGGCTGCTCCTCTTTTTCCCTGACCTTGGGCTTTTTGGGTAGCTTGAAGTCCACGACGTTTGAGGGTAGGGCGCTCACCTGTTCTTTTCCTTCAGCGCCCGTTCTACTGCCGCACCATAAAACACCCAGTCAGCTGACGCGCAGCCAGCCTCAACGGCGATATTCGCGTGTTCCTGCTCTGTCAGCCCTTGCCATTGGCGCTCAGGCTGTGCAAGTTTGGCGCGAAGCAGGCGCATTGCGTTCATGCAATAGACCGCCTCAAACGTGCCGCCGTATACTGTCCAAAACTCCGCGCCCTTGTCATCGCCCTCAAATACGCCCTCAAAGGCTTCCAAAACCTGCTGCGCTTCCTCTTTGGTCAAAGTAATCATGCTGTCCCCCGCGACTTGTAAATGCTCACCGTCTTGCGCTCAACGCAGCACTGACAGACCCACCTCGCCGTGCTCCTGAGCCGCCTAAACTCCCCGCCTGCAAGCTCTCTGACGGCCTGGCAGCTGGTGCAAAACCTCACTCCCAGATGTCGATGACCAGCGCCAGGAACGCTGCAAACCCCGCCATCATCACCAGTATTCCGCACAGCATCGCCACCACGCCTGCGATCATCATGTAATTGCCCATCGGTAACCCCTTTCATTTTTTGTATCTCCTCACCATTTCGTTGCGCAGCTTGGTTCTCGCTTCCGTGCCGCGCTCTTTTTCAATCCCGTTCAGGTAGTCCAGCTTGCTGATCCGGGGCCTCCTGGCTTTGTCTGGCAGCTTCAATGCGTACCTGACTTCGCACTCATGCCGCCATGCTTCGCTGTGCGTACAGATTTGCACGCCGTCGAGCTCAACCGTCTGCGGCTTCCAATGGCTGCGGTTGCAGATTGGACAATACTCACAGACCAAGGAAGCGCCTGTGATAACGACGCGCAGCTTTCATTGCTGCAAACACACCCAAGCCGCTGCACTTCCACAGCCAGAAGCAGCGCCAGAACTTGCGTATCTTGGTCATTCGCCCCTCGCTATCAGCATCTCGGCTGCAATCGAATACGCCCAGCGTGCCATCTCAGCATCGCAGTCGGGCTCATCTGGGTAGTCAAAGTCAGGCACTTGCATGCCGTACTTGGCCACGATGCCTTGCAGGGCAGCTGCGGCAAAGTAGTCGCGCAGGGTCATGCCTGGGTGGCCATAGGCACCGTTTGGAAAGGCGAGGGGGCTGTCGATCATTTGACCCTCCGCATCTTCTTGGCCTGCTCGTCCTCAATCATCTGCTTGCGGATGCGCTTGAACTTCTCGGCCAGATCCATTGCCGTGCCGCCAGGCTTGTACTTCCAGTTCGGGTTCCACACGCTTGGCGTGGTGTCCTTTTCCTTGGGCTTCTTCACTTGCTCAGGCGCTAACTTCAACTTTGGTTGCATTGCTTCTCCTTTCCACGCACCAGCTGCACATCCAACGCTGGCGCAAACCATCTGATGACTTAATGTATTCACCGTCTTTCCGGTATCTGCTCTGCTGGCAGCTGCTGCACCACTTGGCCGACAATGCCGATGTCAAGATGGTGCTGTGTACCCATGACCGCAGCTTCATTTGTCCACGATTCGCCACAGGTTGATCCCCTTTCCGCTGTTATCTGCACGCGCCTGCCGCTCCGCCTTCAGCAGGTTTCGCCTGGTCATCTTCTTGAGCACGCCGTACATCGCCTCGTAACCGACTGCATGGCCTTGCATGACCAGCTCCTCATGCAGCTGCACCGTGGTCATGGCACCAAAGTCCGTCAGGATCTCCACGATGGCCTCGCGCACCTCAGACTTCTCCTGCTGTCCCTTGTTGTAGTGGCCAAGGCCGACGCGGATGACCTGCCTGCCTTCGGTGGCAGCGAGCTTCACTTTCTCGCCTGCCAGCTGCCTGACGACGAGATCCCAGTTCATTTGAGCTGGTCGCGCATCATTGGAATGAAATGCTCCAACCGCAGGCACACGCGCCAGGGCTGCCCATTGCGCCTGTACATCAGCACCGGCACTTCGCCGGGTGACGCGCAGCCCTCGACCTGTTCGCTCCATTTGTCCACCTGTAATCGTTCCTGACGCTTCACTTCAATGCGGAACTGGGCGACCGTCAGATCGTCTGCCCCGTCCCGCGCTTGTCCCAGGTTGCGCTTGACCACAAAACCCAAGTGCTCAGAGAGCAGGGCGGCAAGCTCACGTTCGCCAGCAGCTCCTTTGTTCCGCTTGCCCCGACCGTTCACGCAGACCTCAGCAGCTTGTCCAGGCGGCTTTCGGTGGTGCTGTAACGCTCCCTGAGTGCCTGGTGGACGAGCTCGTCAACGATGGATGCCCTCGAGCGGCGCTGATCCCGCGCAGCCTGGTCGAGCAGGGCGCGTGTCTCAGGGCGCAGACGCATCATGAAATGCTTGAATTCAGATCGCATGTCCAATCTCCAAAAGGTAGTATTGCGCGACGGTATACCAAAATTCAAACGATGCCAATGGTTGCAGCATTGTTAATGTCGCGCAAAAGATACGTTTGAATGCTTGACAGATGTATCGGCGAGATATATTTTTCGTCTTACGGTTATTCCCGACCGCGACCACCGAGATCCAGGAGTCGAAACATGGCACCGCACACAGGCAAATTCGTCGCCTACTACCGAGTCAGTACAGACAAACAGCAGCGCTCTGGCCTTGGCCTTGAGGCACAGCAGGAACTGGTACGCAACTACCTCAACGGTGGTCGCTGGTCTGTCATTGGTGAATTCACCGAGATTGAGTCAGGCACTCGCAAGCGCCTCAAGAACCGTCCAATGCTCAAGGCAGCACTTGAGCTCGCCCGCAAGCAGAAAGCCACGCTGGTGGTCGCCAAGCTTGACCGCCTGGCGCGTGACGTTCAGTTCATCTCGACCTTGCTCAACGGCCAGGTCAAGTTCATCTGCGCCGACATGCCCGAAGCTGACCGCACGTTCCTTCAGATGGTCAGCGTGTTTGCAGAATACGAAGCCAAACGAATTTCCGAGCGCACCACCGAGGCATTGGCCGCATTGAAACGCCAGGGCAAAAAGCTTGGCAGCCCATCGCCCGAGATC